GGGCAGAAAGCTGCCGATCAAAGAGCCGAGCAGGCCGTTGGACGAGGTGCCCCCGAACAGGGCGGTCTTGGCCATCTGGCCCAGCACGTCGGCCGAGGCCCTGGCCAGGGAGTTGAGCACGGCCGCGCCAAAGTCGGCCAGGCTGGTCAACTTGCCGGTGATCGCGTCGAAAAAAAAGTCGGAAAAATTTTGCTCCATGGCGTCGGCGGTGCGCTGGGACAGCTCGGTCAGATCCCAGAAGGCGTCCTCGTGAAGCTGGACGATCGTGCCGGTCTTGGCCTCCATCACGGCGAGCTCGCGCTCGGCGGCCAGCTCGCTTTGCGCCGTCATTATTTCCAGGGCGGCGGTGTGCTGGGCGCCGGCCTCGTGCCAAAACTGTTCGCGGTGTTGCAGGTCCAGCTTGCGGGCCGCCTCGGCCCGGCGCTCGGCCTCGCGGGCGGCCTGCTCGGCCTTTTGGCTTGCGTCGCGCTCCATGCGCTGGATCTCGGACTGGGCCGCGATCATCGATCCGCCAAACTGCTTTTCCAGGGCCGAATCCACCGTGGAGCGCCCGAAAAAAGCGCCGTAGTCCACCGCAGCAAGGGACCTGTCGGCTTGCGGGCCGGCCGTGCGGCCGCGCCGCGCAAAGTTGTACCGGGCGTCCTCGTAGGCCAGGGCCTGGTCCACCATCTTCTGGCGGGTGGCAAAATCCGCGTCGGTAAAGGCCGACCAATCCAGGGCGCCGCGCTGGGCCAGCATCAGGGCCTGGTCCATGGTGCCGGAGACCGAGCGCACGGAAGCGCCCCGGCCGATGGCCTGGATGGTGCCGGCGGCGGCCTCGGCAAAATCGATCAGCGCCGGGGTCAGGGCCGTTTTGATCGTGTTGGCCAGCGACGACAAAGCTCCATCAAAGGTTTTCGACGCCTCGGCCGCGGACCCGGTGTACTTGCCGGACTGCTTCATGAACTCCTGATAGCGGTACATGGCCTTTTCGTTGTCGGACAGCTTTTCCCAGGTGTCGCGCAGGGAGCCGCCAAAAGCCATGTTTTTCATGTAGGTGTCGGAAAGCGTGACGCCCAGATACTCCGAGGCCTCGGCCTCGCCCCGCATGGCGCTTTCGATCCGGTCGATGGAGTCTTTGAGCTCCAAACCCTTGGCCGCGCCCACGTCCATGGCCCGGTTGACCAGGTTGAGGTAGTTTTCCCCGGTGATGCCGTAGCGGGCCATCGAGTCGCCGGTCTTGACGAAAGCGTACTGGACCTCTTCCAGGCCGTAGTAATTGCCGGCGGACTCGGAAAGCTGTTTTGCCTTGGCGATCATGGCGTCCGCGCCGGCGCCAAAGGCCTTTTGCATCTGGAAAGCCGATGTCTGGGCCTTGCCGGCCATGGCGGCAAAGCCGGCCACCGAGACACCGGAGAGCACGCCAAGACTGGTGCCCACGGACATCACCGAGGCCCTGACCAGATCGAAGGCCCCGGTCATGGTGCCGGCGCTGGCCTTGCCCTTTTTGCCCAGGTTCTCCAGGCCGTCGCCCAGGGCCTTGACGCGGGCCTCGCCGGTCTTGGAGTCCACCTCTATCTGGATGCGCACGTCATTGGCCACGGCGACCACCAAGGATGAAGGATGAAGGATGGAAGATGAAAACAAAAATCACTTTTTCACCCCACGGGCCACGGCCTCCAGTTGCTCGACAAACCACAGCGGGTCGGGCAGGCCTTCTTCGGCGGCCACGATCCGGGCCGCCGGATAGTCCACGGCGATCCGGCCGGTGAAACCGTCCGTGCGGAACAGGCCGGCGTAGCGGCAGGCCAGGTCCCAGGCCTCCAGGTTTTGGAGCAGAAGCGGCTTTGCCGGTTGGCAGGACTCGCACGAGGCCGGCACCTTGTCCGGTGCCAGTTGCCGCAGGACCTTGCAGGCCCGGCATGACTTCACGCCTTTTGGTCGGGTTGCGGCCCATCGTGCGAATCCCTCGAGTTTTTTAATGCGTCGGCCCTGGACCGGGCCTCGTTTTCCGCCATGGTGGCGGCATGGCCCGATACCCAGTCTTCCAGGACCCCGAAAGCGGCCAGGACCGCGTCGATGTTGGGCGGGGTGCAGGGCAAGGCGGCGCCGTCAGGAGAGCAGATCCCCTCCCAGTCGCGCACCATGTGGCGGCGGATCAGCGAGTCCATGGTCTGTTCGTGCAAATCCGGGCCGCCTTCGGCCATCGCTTTTTTGCGCAAATCCCGGCGCACCTGGCGGTTGACCGGGGCGATCATCACCCGCACCCCGGGCTGGAACGTGAACCACCGGGGCGCGTTGACTTCTTGCGGATCGAAAATCAGCATGGGTCTCCTTTTTTTCCAGCCTTCGGCCTTAAGCCTCCAGCCTTCGGTCTGCCCTTAAGTGATCGCAATCTGCCACTCGTCATCGCCCGTGTTGAGACAAAGCAGCGCGTTGATGTCAAGGGCCGCGTTGCCGTCGCGCTCGGTCTCGGTGACGGACTGGAACTGGACTTTTGGCGCGGTGATCGTGATCACCTGGCCGGTGCCCGTGCCAAAGGCGGCGGACAGGGCCATGAGCGTGCCGGCGCGCCAGTTGCCCAGGTAGTCCTCGGTGGCGGCCAGCACTTCTTCCGGGTCGAGGGTCAACATGGGCTTGCGGCCGGTAATGATGGCGCTCTTGTGGCCGGAAGCTGCGTTGATGTCCGGGCGCAGGGCCACCTGGTTGGCCGCGTCGATCTCCATCCGGCCGATGGTGCCCGCGTAGCTGTCCAGGGTGTAGGTGGCGCCCTGGAATGCGGGCGGGATCCCCGTGTGGTAGCTCACCCCGGAGGAAAGCAGGGCCGTGTCGGTGTCGGAAAAGTCCGCGCCGGTGAACTCGAAGGCCAGGCGCACCGCCTTGCCGGCTTCGGCGATCACCCGGAACGTGCCCCGGGCCCCCCACATCTTTTTGGCCTTGCCGTCCTTGTACAGGGCCAGGGTGGCGGTGGAGCCGCCGGCCGTTGACGGCTTGTAAGTGGTGGTGGCGGCCAGGGTCTCGGCAACCCCGCAGGCCTTGAGCGCATCGGCGAAATACAGAGCCGTGCCGGTGGCCCCCGGGCCGACCAGCTCAACCTCAAAGCTCAGCTTGGCCGAGCGCTTGCCCATCACCGAGGGGTGAGGGGAAAAGACCGAGCGCACCGGGGAGCGCTCGTGCGGCTCGATGATCGGCTCGAAGCGGGGGTTGTAGGCCAGGATAACGTCGGCGCCTTCCAGGGTCTCGGCGGTTCCCTCGACGGCTTCCAGCTCGATGGCGATCTGGGCGCGGTTGGCAAGCATGGCAAGTCTCCTTGTGGTTTAAGTGTACAAAATGCGCTCGTGGCAGACCAACGTGCAGCTTGCCACATGGTAGAGGGTTTGCTCGATATCCTCGGTGTCGATGGCATCCACCTGGAGCGGGTCCACGTTCTGGCAGGTGCCGCCCAGGGTCTGATTGGCCTTGAACACCTCGAAGACCGCGTCCAGCAACGCCTGGAACGTTTTTTCGGTGGCGGCGGCATCGTCGAGCTCGCGCAGAAAATCCAGCTTGAAGCTGTGCCGGCGCAGGATCGTGGGCATGGTGTCCCGGTCCGCCGGACAGGCCACCCGGTAGAACGTGACGGCGCTGACCGTGCCGGCGCTGGCAAACAGCGCCTTGAGCGTGGCCCAGGAACGCGAGTGGCGCCGGTAATCGTGCACAATGCCGATGCCGGATACAGACTCCAGCACGGTTTTGATCTGGGCGCGGATCGTGGCTTCGCTCATGTTGCGCTCCGGGCAAAAAAAGGATGAAGGATGAAGGATGAAGGATGAAAAAGGAATTTCATGCTTTTTTCCCCAGGGCTTTCAAAACGGCCAGCTTGAACTTGACGGTGAACTTGTCCCGGTAATAGCGCTCGATGGCCTCGCGGTTTTTGGCGTAGACCGTGCGCACCATGGGCCGGGGCGGCACGGGCAGGCTGGTGGTGGATTTTTTCAGCGGGTGGCCCATGGCCGCCATGGCCCGGCGCATCGCCTTGGTGACCCGCACGGTTTGGCCGAACTCGTGTTTTCTGGCCAGTTGCTCCTGGGTCAGGCCCATCGACTGCTTGAACCGCGCCCGCTCGGCCGCGGCCTTTTTGCCACCGACCAGCTTGTACTTGCGGCCGGTGCGCAGGCCGTCGAAAAACCCGGCGCGCTCTTTTTTGCCCAGCTTGCGCGTGGGGAAAAACCCGATGGTCACCCGCAGCTTGCCCGCGGTGGTGCCGATTTTGAAGCGCACGAGCTGGGCCAGGTTGTAAAGCGGGGAAAGCACTTTAGCCCGCATGGCCCGGGTCATGGCCGATAGCCCCCTCCAGCCCGACCCGCCGGACTCGATATGGCGGCGCACCAGTTTTCGCACATGGCCGCCGGTCTGGGCCAGGGCGTCTTTGGCCGCGGCCCGGTAGGCGTTGGCCATGGGTCCGGTCAGGCCGGACAGGTTGGGGGTGCTTGAAAAGTGGGCCTTGAACATTACGACCTCGCCAGACCCTTGAGCTTTTCCCAGGAGCGCAGGCCACCCAGGCCGAGCATCCCCATGACGATTTCAAACAGCGAGTCGGCGGCGATCAGGGCCGGGGGCTGGACTTGCGGGGTCCAGATCGCCGTGGCCCACATGGCCAGCGGGTGGCCGATGAAGTTCCAGGCGAGCACCGCGGCGCAGATCCAGCCGATGGCCGGGCGCCAGCCGGCGACAAAGACCGAAGCGTGGGTGGCCTCGGCCTGGTTGATCGCGGTCTGGGCGGTGTTGGCCGCGGCCTCGATGTTGGCGGCAAGCACCGCCAGTTCCGCCTTTTTTTCCGGTGAGACCTCGCCGGTGATGGCGGAGCGGATGTCCTTGGCCAGCCCGCCGATGCCGGAAAATACCGAGCCGATATCCACGTTGACGCTGCCTAAGATTCCCATTTTTTCACCTGTATCCCCAGTTCGGCGTACATCTCCAGCAGGTTGGTTTCCACCCTGGACCGCAGGGCCGGATCGATCAGCGAGCGAAACCCGTCGTCTATCAAATGGTCGTGGTCGGCCAGGGCCATGAAATAGACGGTGTCGTAGATCGGCGCGTGGGTTTTGAGCACCTGCATCTGCGCCCAGGCCAATGCGCTATAGCCGCAGGCGGCGCTGTAGGCGGCCGCATCCACCGCGGCGCGGTCGGAAATGGTGAGACCGTAGCGGGCCGCCGCGTCCAGCTCGCACTTGATCTGCTCGCAAAAGATCCACACCTGGGCGCTGATATCCGGCCGGTGGCTCCCGGAAAGCACCGGGTAGGGGCAGCGCCGGGCGGTTTCCAGGATCAGGCCAAAGTCGGCGGCGCGCTCGCGCTTGAGCCGGCAGGCCAGGTCATAGACCGCCGTGGTCTTGCCCGTGCCGTGGGCGCCGGAAAAAGCGATGATGCGGCCGGGGGTCATGGACACACCCCGGCCAGCCGGTAACGGTCCCAGGCGGTGACGAAATGGGCCACGTGGCCCTTGCCCAGGGTGGTGTTGTAGTGGTCCTTCCAGTACCGGCCCAGAACCGCCGGGTCGCCGGTGTCCGGGATCGGGGCCTTGACCCGCAGATAGTGGATGCGGGCCATCAGGATCTGGTAGATCAGGTTGAGCTGCAGGTGCGTGGCGTCGGGCCGGTCCACCCCGGCCAGGCCCCACACGTTGGTGGACAGCTTGGGCCGGTAGGCCAGGTAGTTGGACCAGATATCCTCCTCGGTGGCCGGCTCCATCTGGAACACCCCCAAGGCCGGGCCATCGGCTTTTTGGCGCAAAAAAGTTCCAAAAGCCGACTCCACCGCGGCGGTGCCGGCCAGCAGGCGCACGGCTGCCGGGGAAAACAGGCCGGCGGCCGTGAGCACGGACCCGATGGCGGAAACGAACTGGCGGGGGTCAAAAGACATGGGCACCTTCCTGGACGATAGGGCCGGCTTTTGCCTTCCGGACAGCGCCGGTGGCGCGGCCCGGTTCGCCGGACAAATACTCGTCGGCCAGGCGCCGGCCGGCAGGGCCGGCGTGGCGGCGCAGCTTGAGCGCCAGCTCGGCGGTCAGATCCACTTGGGCGATGCGCACCACCGGGCACGTGGCGGGCCGTGGCGTCATTTGACCAACGAAACCAGGACCCCGGCCAGATTGGCCACGAGCAGCAAGACGATTCCCCACAGGCGCGATTCGATGCCGCGCAACTTTGAAAAAACGATTTCCACGTCTTTCTCCAGAGCCCTGTGCTTTTCCTGGCACAGATCGAAATTGTAGTCATGGTTGGGCGGCACTTCGGGCCTCCATGATCGTGACGCTCACCGGGAAAAAGAGCCGGCACTCGCGGTTTTTTTCGTCCGGCGTGCAAACGGTGCACCGGCCGACCTCCGGCAGATCGTGATCCGACCGGGGCGTGAATACCTGATAAAAACAGGCGATCATTGTCGGCTCACCTGGCAGATCCATTCCAGCGCGTCCAATGATTTGACCGCGTGGGAAACCTCCCAGACGGTCGTGCCGATGGTGACGGTTTCGCCGACGGCCACGGTGGTCACGTCGGCGGCCTGCAGGCGGATCTCGGCCGCCTGGCCCAGATCGTCGGCGCCGGGCATTTCGTTGCCCAGCCCGTCGGACAACAAAACCGCCAGGGAGGTTGCCGCCCCGGACAGCGCGGTGTGCGTGGCCGGGGTGGCAAACTCGTCGGTGGTGTAGATGGCCGCAACGTCCGCGGCCATGACCGTGGCAAAGCCCATCGCTTAGACTCGCTTAGACCAGGGCCTTTTGGGCCAGCATTTCCATGCTGGACAGGAACGTGGGCACGGCGGAGCCGCCGATGGTCACATAGCCTTGCACGTAGCGGCGCAGCTGGTCGCAGTCCACGGTGATGCCCTGGACCCCGCCGGTGGTGGTCACCTGGTCAAAGGTGGCCCCGGACACGTCGGCCCAGGTGGTGCCGTCGTGGGAGTGGCGCAGCTTTCCGTCCAGGGTCGGGCTGGTGCCCGAGCTTGCGGCCGCGCAGTTGAGGATCACGTGGGCGCGGCCCGTGTAGTCGCGCATGTCCACCGCCGTGCCGGAGGCGGTGGCGGTGCGGCTGGCCGGGGCCAGCAGCAGGATGGAGGTCATTCCGGGTTCTCCGATCATGGTCTTTCTCCTTTTGGATCCGGGCGGGGTCGCCGCCCGGAGTGGTTTTTTTTGTTTTCCTTCAGCCTCTATCCTTCAGCCGGCCATTAGCAGAGCGCATCCAGCATCGCGGCAAAGGACTGGGCATGGCGCACGGCCACGTCCACGTCCTGGAGCACGCGCACGCGCACCGTGCCGGCGGCCCCGCCGGTGTACGGATCAACCAGCACATCCAGTGCCCCCCACTCGCCGACGATCAGGTCGGAGAAGTTGCCGAAGATGATCGCCGAGCAGGTGGACGATCCGCCCTTGACCAGGTCGGAGGGCACCTGGTTGGACACGTGGGCCGGGTAGCCGTTGAGCATGCCCATGCCGGGGCCCTGGCCGTTTTCCCAGACGAACTGGGCGGTGTTGGTGGCCTTTTCCGTGGTCTTGAGCGCGCCGCGCACCTTGGAGTTGGTCAGGTAGGCCAGGGCGCCCACGTCCGCGTTGTCGTTGGCCACTTCGGTTTCCAGGGCCACGATGTTGGCCCAGGTGGGGGCCGCGCCGTTGGTGCCGCCGGCCACCGAGCCGATGCCGGTGGTGGTGATGATGCCCTGGGGCTCGCCCGCGGCGCCGGCCCCCTCGATGGCGGCCAGGTCGATGGCAAGTGCCAGCACGGTGGCCAGGTCCCCGCGCACGAAAGCCTCCACGTCGATCGAGGACTGGAGCAGCAGCTTGCGGCTCATGTCCGTGTAGGCGCCCACGGTCTTGGGCACCAGGGCCACCTGGCCGATGGTCTGCTGGCTGGCCGTGGGGGCGCCGGACTCGGCCACCCAGTAGGCCGTGGCCCCGCCGGTCTGGCGCGGGATGGCGATGTCGCCCACCAGGCCGCCCATGATGCGGGCGCCCAGGGCACGGATCACCATGCGGTTGCGCAGCAGCTCGATGAAGCTGGCGGCCAGCAGGTCGGTGGCAACGGTGTAGCCGCCGGCGGTGGCGGTGCCCTTGGTCAGATCGCGCTGGTAGGTCACGTCATAGGGCACGAAACAGCCCTGGGGGCTTTTGCGCATCTTGGCGGCCACCGCGTCCGAGCACTCGAACTCGAAGGGCGCCATTTCGCGCTTGCCGGCCACCATGGCCTGGATGGCCCGCACCAGGGAAAACCGGCGCTGCTCCTTGGGGGTCAGGCCGAGCTCCGGGGTGTCGGCGGGCTTGGCCTGGTAAACGGTTTCCAGGACCTGGGCGCGGAACTCGTCCACGCTCTTGCCCTCGCGGATCGCCGCGTCGGCCAGCTCGCGGCACTTGGCCTTTTCGCCGATGGCCATGATGTCCGCCACCCGGCGCTGTTCGTCGGTGCGGGCCTTGGCGCGCTCGGTTTCCAGGGCGCAGTGGTGGCAAACCCCATTGACCAGCTCGCGGCCGCATTTGCTGCATTTTTCCATTGTCGTCTCCTTGCGGATGGCCACCGGCTCGATGGCCGGGGCGGTTTGGGTTGGGTTGTCTTGTTCTTCTTCGGCGGCGCGTCCCACGCCCACGGAGGTGTCGGCCGGAATCGATACGAGGGAAATTTCAAGCGGCTCCCAGTCCGTGACGCGGTAGGTGTCGCCCTCGTCTTCCTCTTTGTCCAGCTTCATCTTGTGGACCTTGTAGCCGACGGAGACA